TTGTCTGGTTTAAGTAACTTAACTTTATTCCAGAACTGTGGGTCTTCCACATCCAATACATTTGCAGCCAATTCTTTCTCTAACTCTGCAACTGCACTTCTAATTTCTTTTACTCTTGCTTCTCTGTCATCAGGATTAAGCAATTTAATGTCTGGAGAGAATTCATTAAGACCTGTTAAGTATCTTACTACTCCGTTATTCTCTAAGCATGCTAACTGTTCATGATGTTTAACACCATCAAAGAGTGACATACCGTAGTCTTCTAAACCCATATTAGAAGCACTTGCATCAAAGAATGGTCTTACAGCTATAGCAGTTTGCTTTACTGTTCCATTCCCTGTTTCTACCATTGTGAAATTTTCCATTTTGTTGTTGGTTTTTATTATTGGTTATTTGTTTTTAAAGTAAAAAAAGGGGCAGGCATAAAACCCGCCCCATTCTTTATAGTGTCTGGTTAGAATGATCCACCAGTGATAGGGTTTCTCATAACAATTTTCAAGACTTTAGTTGGATCTTTAACCCAAATAGCTGGCATTGTTTGAGACATCATTACACGGTAACCATTGAATTGTCCAGAAGACTGGAATCCTTGAGTACGTCCCATGTAGTCCATTGTACCATTTTGATACCACCATTTCAATTGATTATCCCAAGACAATTTCAACAAGAAGATGTTGTCATTTGTGTTGTCTGTGATATCAAAGATAATGAATGAGTAAGAAGATAATGGGAAACCATCAATGATTGGGTTCTCAATATCATTAGTATGAACATTGTCAAATGCTGGGTTCAATACAAACTTAACATTTGCCAAGAATGGGATCACATAAGAAGTGTATGCAAATCCAAAGTTCAAGTCCATACCTTTACCAGTGATTGCACCGATATCAGCAGCTTGGATCAATAAACCTGAAGATACTGCTTCTTTCTTGATAGCCTCATTAACCATACGCATACCACCCATACCAGTTTGTACAACCAATGAGCGTTTTGGGTCTGGTCCTTGGAACTCAACTTTTCCATTGAAGAAGTTGTAGATCTCAGAACGGAACAAATCAAGTGTGAAGTTATTTTTGTTGTAGATTCTTTTGAAAGAGTTATCCAACTGTTTCCAAAGACCCACTGACAATCTCATATCATCTGGACCATCTTGTTTGATACGTCCACCTTGTCCCCACATCAAGTAAGTCTCAATGTCAGATGCAATTTTAGATAAGTGAGCTGCCTCCATTCCAGTAAGGAAAGTTCTAGATAAGTCACCATTATCAAATGCTTTCTTAACTTTATCTTTACCCATTACTTTTACCATATCTTCCAAAGAAGCTACAGATGGATCAATATTTTTGTCAAATGTTCTCCAGATCTCAGTTACAGGAACTGTACCATCTGCATTCATTCCACCTTTGATCATCAAGTCAGCACGAGAAGATACTGAATAGTGAACGTGTGCTTCAGCTCCACCTACATAGTTGTAGAATTCACGGAAACCAGTTCTTGTTTGGATGTCAGAGAATCTCTCTCCGTACTCACCACGTGCAGAACCTTTACGGAACACTTTAGTACCATTTGCCAAGTACTTATTGTCAATGTATTTGTAGTTGTCATTGTTTACCAACTGTACAGTATAGATGTATCCATCACCTAAAGGTAAGATATCTTCTGCTGTAATGTACATCTCCACACCGTTGTATTTGTCATAAGTGATGATATCACCATGTCCAAACTCTCTACGGTTCAATTTGATACGGAAGGTTGTACCATCCACACCTTTAAAATCATTGCTTGGTTCAATGTCCTCAACAATGTATGGAAGGTCAATAGAAACCGGAGTTTGCCATTTGTACTCTCCACGAGCGTTGTCAACATTGATTACATTTTTGCCACCAAAGCTAGACATTTGGTAAAGCGGCATTTCAACTTTCTGAGCCATAGCCCATAGGTCAACTGGGCCTAAGTCCATAGGCTCAGCATCTTTCAGCATGTTTACCAAGTGGTAAGAATCCACATGGGAACTTGCATTGTAAGCGGTATCTCTGAGGAATATACCATTGTTCATTACTGGAGTTGCCATTATATATTTGTTTTATTTGTTACTAATTAAAATTTTCTAAAAATATTTCCTGTATTTCTAGATATTGTTCTTTGTGGTTTGTTTCCACTAGATCTTCTATCTTCATGCTCATCATCACGGGCAGTGTTAGAAGTTTTTCTAGCTTCTTCTGTTTTTAACATTCTTACTGCTTTCTCAGTGGCTTGTTTACCACCTTGCTCTCTTACTCTTCCTTTATATCCTTCTGGATCTGAAAGTAACCAAAGAGCTTCAGCAATTAAGTCATGTCTTGGTTCTACAAACTGATACTTCTCTAACAAGTGTCCTAACATGTTTGTAGGTTTACCAGAAATTGAAGGATAGTTTGGTTGAACTAATCCAGAATACAACTGACTCTGTGTTTTTTTATCAAGCTTAATACCTCCCAATTCTCCTGTCAATAATGTATTGTACACATTGTCAGTATATTGTTTAGCAGCTTTAGCTTGTTGTTCTTTCTTTTGTTCTTGTTCAGCTAACTGTCTTGCAACAATCTCTTCTTGCATTCTATCCAATCTTGGTTTAAATTGATTAGCTTTTTGTTCTAATCTACCTAAGTCCGTCCAATCTTGAATTTCTGCTTCAATTTCTTCTGGTGTACCAAAACCACTTGCATAAAGATATTGTCTTGCAATCTCTGCTTGATCATATTCATTTGTTGGATCTAACTGAATCATTTCCTCCACTTGAGCAAGTGTTCTAAATAATCCTTTTAAGTCTTGTCCACCATCTGCAACATACTTAGCTGCAATCTGAAGTTCTTCTGGAAGAGAGTTAAAAAATTCTTTTGGAAGACTTTCTTTAACCTTAGCTTCTCTTTCTTCAAAGTTAGCTTCAAATAATTCTCTAAAGTCTTTAGTAGTATACTCTTCTAATGACTTATCATCATCAAAGGGTACTAATGAACCTTCTTCAATCATTTTCTGAGCCAACTCATAAAGACCTGACTTGTCCACTTTAGGACGGCCTTTATTTCCAGCATCTTCTTCTTGAGCAATTAAGCCATCAAGTTCAGCAATTGTTTCTTCAACTTCTGCTTTCTTTTCTGCTGCTTCCTCTTTTTCTTTAGGGGTAGCAGTAGGGTTGTCAAGGAACGTAGTGTCAATGTTCTCCTTAGAAAACAGTGACTTTGGTTTATCATCTGCTCCACCATCTGCAGGAAGCATAATACTTTCTGCCCCTGGTGTACCAAATAACTCATCAATATTTACATCAATCTGATCTACCGTTGTAGAATCTGTGACCTCTTTTGTAAGATCTTTTGTTTCTTCACTCATGTTTGTTGGTTTTGTTTATACTTTAATATACTAATTAAACTTGACAAATTTAAAAGGGGCTATGTAATTTTTTGTACTATATAGCTAACTAACTTTTCTTTTTATCATCAGTTTTCTTATCAAATCTGTTTTTGTTCTCTCTAGCTATCTGCAACTGCTTTTCAGCTATATCTTTCTGAGCTTGAATCTTGTCTTGTTCAATCTGCATCTTCTGTGAACTTCTTAAGTTTTCAGCTGATTGCTTCTCTCTTTGAAGATTAGTTTGATCTTGATATTGCTGAGTTTGACGGATCTCTTTCATGGCATCTTGGTAATCAGACATTTGGTTCTGATTAACATCTACCGCAGCTCCATAACCTGCAGCTCTAATCTCAGCAACTGTAATGTTATTCTCAAGTTGTCTAGCTTGTTTATCAGCTTCAGCTTGAATTTCCATTTGTTTCTGTTCTTTCTCAGCAGCAAGTTTTTGTTCTTGCATTTGTGCTGCTGATTGTTGTTCTTGCTCTTTCTGTTGATTAACTTTCTCTTCAGATGCTTTAAGAGCTGTATTAAGCTCAGAAATTGAATCAGACTGTACAACTCTACCAAGATCATAAATAGAAGCTCCTGTAGTGTTATTCTGTAAAGCCATTTGTTTAAGTTGTTCAAGAACAGCTCTATGGTTTGCAGTTGTAGTACAGAAGATATTTAAGTCTCTCATCAATAAGTCAGTCCCATTAACTTGGAAATTAACTTTTTCATCAGCTCCTGTAATATAGGTAAGTCTTGATGATGGTTTTGTAGAGTTATAGAATTGTGCTAAGTCAGTTCTCATCTGATGCACTCTTGGCATTAGATAATCACAGTGTTGTATAAAGAATACTTCTGTCTGTGCATATGATGATGCAGCAGCTTGTTCTACTCCGGTAGCAGTCATCTGGGATAGTTGTTGTCCCATTCTCTGTGGATTAACTCCAATTACCTCATAAGCTTGTTGCTTAAAGTAGTTTGCAATATTGATCCTAGACATTAATCTTTCTGTCTGAGATAGATCAAGTTTTTGGAAGTGATTAAAGTTTAATGCATTCTCTGTATTAGTAATAGATGTATCAAGAGGAAGCATTTGGAAATCCTTCATTGCTACATATGCTTTTGCTAAGTTACCTTTCCCCCAGTCTTCTCCTAGTGAGTGTCTAGGTAAAGTATTCTGGTCAAACATAATAACTGTGCCTAATTCATCTACTAAGATGTCAGCAATCTGATTATTTACAATATTATATCCAATTTGGAATGGCTTCATTAAATCTAACAAAGCTGTTGACTTAGTATTTCTATCAGAAAATACTGCTCCTTCTACAGGAAGCTTACAACCATATAATGTTGAGTCTCCTTTAAATTGGAATCTTAATGGTCCAATATGATTCTTATCAATACCAATGTAGATAGGAGAGAATCCTCCAGGGTTGTTCATACCCCAATAAGAAGGAATGTTTGGTCCAATTTTTACACCACCCCAAACTTCATTAATCCAGATCCAATCAATATGATCTCCAAAAAGAAGATTGTCTTTATTTTTATTTTTGAAGAGTCTTGTATCATAAAGAGGTTTATTCTCTACTTTATAATCTTCTGTAACTATTTCATTTGTTACTTCACCATTTTCAGCAACACTAGTTAAGTGACCAATCTTTCTTTGAGACTTCCAATATACTGTAGATACTCTTAATAAGAAAGCTGTACCTTGATCATGATAATCTTCACCTTCCATTAAGATCTCATTGATGATATCTCCTTGACCAATTACTGTACCTGCCATAGCAGATGTGTATTGTCTATAAGCTAATGAAGGCATGTTAACATTCCACTCATGTGTTTTAGTACCATCATAGAATGAACCATCATTCTGCATACCACCAATTGTATATCCAGCAGATCTAATTGGATAAACAGCTTCTAACGCAGCTAATTGTTCTTCAGACATAATATAACCATATCTATCAATAACATCAGAAGGAGTCATCATATCTGTTTTACCTACCCAGTTAGACTGAGAGATGTATCTTGAGTCTGGAGACTTATGATAGAATGTGATAGCTGGATTCCAAAGTTCTACTTCATAATCATCTTCCATCATACGGAAGTGCCAGAACTCTCTATCTGTAATAAGCATATCACGGAAACCTCTTTCCTCTAGCTCATCCATTTTAAATCTCTCAACATCTACCTTGTGTTGGTGAGTAGCCCATTCTTCTACCATAGATCTGTAATCCTTTTTAAAGAATTGCTCAATCTCTGGTAATGTCTTAAGGTTATCCGGTGCTAATTGTTGTTTAGCTTCTTCAGATTCAGGATCTAACCCTTGTTCAAGTAAGGCCGCAGTAAGTTTGATTTGTGCATCAGATAATAGAGTTTCCTCTACCATAGCTCTTTTTTGCTCCATCATCTCATTGTAAGAGTACTCATCTACAGCACGGTAAGTAAGCTTAGTTGATCTTTTAGCAAATTCAGCTACTAGAACATTAATAACATTTGGAATGATAGGATAGAACTTTAACTCTAAAGCAGACTGATCTTCTTTGGTTAATACTTCTACAATATCTCTATAGTCATTATCATCTTCAACTATATAATCAGACTTATCAATAATACCTTTTGCAAGCTTATAGTTCTTCATAAGTCTGCGGGCATTTCTGCGGATTTGTTTTAGCCCCTGCCATTCAATCCAGTCTAGGTTCCAGGCTGCCCATTGCTCATCCTTTTCCTTTTTAGGAATGAACTGTAATGGTTGTGTGATTGAAGCCATTCTGTTGTAATCAGTCTTAGCTCCATTCTTAGCCTGCATTGCATTTATAACTTGCATATTCCTTTACTTTAAGTTTTTAAATGGGGATCTCTTAAACTTTTGGCCATTTGCCAGTTGACCTCTCCCCATGTGTCTAAACGGACTCTTATTTAATTTAAACAAATTTTCTGACTTTTGCAAGTTTTTGGCAGCATCATCCATGATAACTCGCTTAGCATAACCCCTGTTAGATTGTTGAATTCTCATAAATGCAACCAATGCACAGAAGGCTACTAACCTATCCACATTGACTCCTGCTGCATATTCTCTCATCTCAACTAATAACATAGGATCAGGTATTCTTTCAATACCGTATTTTGTTCTTACAATAGTCCCATCTGCTTTTGTTTCAACATCTAATTCTTCTTTGGTATACTCAATTGCATAGTTCAACAAGTGAGCTTTAAACAAGGTACCTGTATTTTTCCAACCATATTCCTGGAATACATTAGTATTTGAACCTAGATCTTTTAAAAACATGATCTGACTTTTAGGCACCAGATACTTCTGTTTTTTTCTAGAAATCATATACTGAATAAATAATGAGATGTTATTCTCAATCAATGTCCAAGCATTGTACCATTCTATGATTAACTCTAATCTTTGGTGAGTTTTATTAAGGTCATCAAACCTACCACACCAAGCCGCTACAATCTTATCTGGTTCAATGTAAGTCTCTGTTTCTGTACCAGTTACTTTAGTGACTTCTACAGGAGCTTTCATTATATAGATAGAACATAATGATTCTGAGGTAGTTGTTTTACCCTCTGACACGGGGTCAATAGAAGCATAATACTGTCCAAATGTGGGATCCTTTATTGGTCTTTCCCATACTACCAAACAACCAGTTTTATCTTCAGTCTTTTTAGTAATTGGGAATTCTTTAATTGGTTGTTTGTTAGAAGCTTTAACAGTTGGCTTTCCATTCTCATCTGTCATAATATCTAAGAACTCATAAGCATACTCTTTCTCCTCAATTCTTCTAGCTTGTGCAGCTACAAGATGTGGAGGAAATACTGATATACTTCTATGTGCAAAAGCTTCTTCAATATTTCTAGGATGCTGAGATATCCTTAACTGATAATCTTCTGGTGATAATTCATCTTTCCATCTAGCAAATTGTTCATCTAAAGCTTTTAATGCTGCTTCTACAAGTGAATTACCATACTCATCAATATGAGGAGGCATAGACCATTGTTCAGGAATAAATAAACCTGACATGCCTATAGTACCTTTAGCATCTATTAAGTTTGTTTCTACAGCATAAATATCTTTGGATGTAGGATTAAGAATCATATCTCTCAATGGATTACACTGAGATAAATCCCCTACTGATCCTGCAGCAATAAACATTCCTGTAGTAATCATACCTGATCTCATGGCCGGGCGCATGTACTCATAGGTTTGATCCATCTTAGGAGCAATTCCTGCTTCCTCATGAAAGAAGTATTTTACGGGACCCCCTACACCATTTGTAGGATCTTTCTCAAATGACATGCCCTGCATGGTACCCTTTAGACCCACTTCTGTTTTTCTGTCCCCTTTTCTTACTTCAATCTTTTGCTGCCACATTAAGACTTTGTCTGGAGACATTGGACGATACCATGCAGTGTGCTCATTCAAGAATGCAGCATATTCCGACATGAACTTCCATGAACCTTTCTCATTGATATAATCTTTGAGACTAGCTCCCATCTTTAAAGTTACACCGGCTTCAAACCAAAGCTGATTAAGTAGTTTAGAGATGTGGAAGTAAGAAGATGCTATCTGACGTTTCTTCAAGATAGCTGCATGTTTATAGTTAAGCTCAGCAAGTAACTCATATAGAGCCATGTGATACTGGGCATCTCTGATTTTTGCAAAGTCAAACTTCTGTTGTTCTTTATCAAAGATTGGCAAGAAGTTTAACCACATGTAATAATCTCTGGTTAGATACCATTTCTTATCACCATTGATATAGAATACACCTTTTCTACATTTGTTCTTTTGGTCATCCCAATAGTTAACAAAATCTTTTGACCGGAAAGGAGCAATACAATATACATTCTGATCTCTGAACTTAACAGCTTCTATATTAAACTGATAACTTGTTTCATCAAAGCCATACTTTCCAGGTTCAGAAAATATATTTGCTATGGCTCCAGAAAAGGCTTCTCTAGAATCAAAAGATACTGTAGTCCATGTACCGTTATCCCAACAGGGAATGTCTTGATAAATCTCACTCATAATTATTGATCATAAGCCATACCAATTCCACCACGCACTTTGCTAGATTGTTCTTCCTGAAGATCTTTGTAAACCCCCTTGAATGATGCTCTAATCTGGTCAAAGTTTTTAGCTGCAGCAACTAGTGAATTAATATTCCCATCTCTTCCTGCTGTAATCTGTGAAGTCTCCATGTACCTAGCTAATCTATCTAACATAGATGCCATACCCTTATATGCTCTAGATGTAGGTGTTTCATACATTCTTTGACAGAATTGCAGAGCTACATAAATATCATCATCTTCTGGAGAGAACTCAGCTTCTATTTCTTTTAGAATCATGTGCTCTTTATCTATGTCAGGAGTATTGAAGAATGGATTCATATCAGGATTAGGACATGTCATGTAGAACAAGTACAGATAAATCTTGAGGTGATCTTCTGGATAATTGTCCATAATATCTTTAAGTGCTTTTAGAGTATAGCAATGTTCTGTAGGAACTACTACACCATTTTGCACATCAAATAGTCTTGCTATCATTTCTTTTTAACTTTATGTTTGTTGTCATGTAGGTAATGAACTATGCTTATCACTTCATCTACTAAATAGGGTACTGCGATAGGGATGACTTCTTTTACAATTGGGTTACCGTCATTGTCTAATTTAGCAATAGGATAACCATATTCATCTTCCCCTGCTTGTTCAAATACCACATGATGAATAAATATTCTACCAGGTTTTAACTTAGGATTATGCTTAAGTATAATATACATATAAATACTAAGTTGTAAAGCATAATGGTTAAAGTTACAGTCATCTAAATGATTAACTGGATCAAGCATTTTCTCTGATGCTCCCTCCCAGTTTATAAATGATTCTGTCTTAATTTCTTTATTGGTCTTATAGTCAATGATATTTACTTTGCCATTAACTACTTCTACTAGATCTGATTGTCCACAGACACCAATAGATTTTAAATAGACCATGTGTTCCGGATATACTCCAGGTTCTAACTTTTGTGATGGAGCTTTTCTAATCCCATGAACTTCTCCGGATGGAGCAATAATAGGAATGGTCACTCCCTCTCTTTCCATAGAAGCAAGTGAACATAGATCATTTTCTCTTTGGTTGTGGTAGTATGTACCTAACGTAGAAGCTCTATCTGCTTCATTTTTCCAAATAGCTTCTATTTTAGTTGGCTCAATACCAAACCATTTTGATCTCTTGTTCTTAGAAACTCTCTCTGCTGTTTTCTTAGCATCAAAAGATTTCTTTAGATGAGATATTAATGTAGTAACACTGACCCAGTCAATGTTATCTGAATCATCAATACTCTTGTATGAATGATCACTTGCACTAAATACTATGCTCATTTGTCATTTGTTCTATGGCTAATAAAGCCAGGTTAAAATTATCATGATCTGGAGAGTTTAACATTTCTATTAATCTCTTTCCAGTTTGTTTATCAACTTTGTTGTTTTCCATAGCCCACTCTAAATAACCAGTGGCATTGTTTACAGCCATAGCATGAGATATCATTTCCATACCATGTACACCAGTGTAGATGTGTACATTTCTTTCCTGCATATCATGCATGTTTCCAAATATTTCTTCTACTGTATTAAGCATTTTCTATGATTGAATCAGCTAATGTTCTAGATGCTTCATCTTCTGACATAATCATCTTTCTAATGTTACCCATTTCTTCCTGAGTAAACTTACCTTCAATACCAAGAATCTTAAGTCTCATTAACTTGATAGTTAATGCTTGAGCATCTAATTGTTTCTGTAATCTCTCTACTTCAGTCTCAATAGGATCAATAGGAGAAAAATGTGGATAGCCATTACCAGGTTGTATTTGACTCCATAAACCTTGACCTGTACCTGTAGTAGTACCAGGAATTGTATTAATTACTTTGGTTGGATCATTTACCAATATAGATTGTGATGTGTTAAATGGATGTGAACTCATAATATTAATCTTCAAGGTTATCTAATGCATCTTCCTCTTCTTCTGTAAGCAAAGCTTCCCATTTACCTAATGGACAGTCAGAAGCCAAGGATCTAGTCTTAAATCCAAGAGAACATCCGCATTCATTACAACAGGGTGCTGTTCCTTTAACTGCACACTTTTTTCCTTTGCTTGGGCATTCATCACAAATAGCATGTCTTAATGCAGCTACTTCTTCTACAAACTCATCTCTAATGATAGAGTTTTTAATCCCTTCAGCAATCTTATTTCTGTTCTTCCAGATCTCTTTCAGTGTTACTCCCATACTTCATTTTTTTAAATTCTTCTTTTCTTAACTCTTCCTCTGCAATCTTCTTCTCTAATAAGTGGAGTTGACCCAGTTTGGTTTCAACTCCTTTCTTATTAAAATATGCAGCAAATGTAGAAGTATCATGATTCTGCAGTGACTTAGTGTATCTTGGTATTGCGTTCCTTACCATCTTAGTCTTAGCTACAAAATGACCCAAGCCTTCTACATTTATCCTAGGTTCTGATAAACTGCTTAACATCTGTCTGATATAGTTGTAGTAAAAACTGACTGTTTCTTCTACGGTAGCATCAGGGAGATTCAGTTCTTCTGCTACTTCCTTGTAAAGCTTATTGGCTTTCTTGGGATTCATGCCCTAAAAATTTATAGTCCAAAAGAATTGTACCCTCAGTCTGAATTTTTAAATCTGGGTTCAGCATGATGACTTTTTTGTTGTCAGCATCTTTTACTATTAGATTATTCTTTTCAGCTTTGTTGATACAATTCCTTACAGTCTGTGGTGATTTAAAGATCCACTCTTCCTCTGAAGAAGCATCATAACAAAAATGTGTAAGCTCAATTGGTTGATTGAAACTTAATAGTGTTAAGCAATTCAAGTCTGACTCACTCATTGTAATCTTATTTACATAACAATGTGTAAGGATTTGGAATTTTACTACATCCCATTTGGGCATCTTTACCCTTTTCTGAACTTGATTTACTAAGGCCATGATTATCCTTTTTTAAGCTTTCTTTCTTTAGGAGCTTCTGTTTCTGGATCAGCATCAGTCTTATATCTTTCTTCACTCTCAAATTCTTCTGGATGATTCATTTGATACATAGACAAAGATAATTGGGTATCCCACTGAAATCTTTTAAACTTAGCTTCTGAGATTCCTTCTAGTAATTTCTCATACTTATGTTGAGCTTCTAAGTAAGGAATAGCCTCTTCAAAGTAGGCTTTCATTTCTTCTTTTCTCTGCTTTAATTGCTCTGCAGTTAACTGCTCTTCTGGTTGTTGTTGGTTATTGTTTTCCATCTTTATACTTTTAAAGTTTAGACAAATATACAATTTTTGTTTAAACCAAATATATTTAAAACAAAAAATCCAGGCATACTAAGTACCTGGATTTCAGAATGTATTAAGAAGCTATTTACTTTTTTCTTTTAACAGTACCGCCTTTTTTCATACCCATCTTCTCTTTGATAGCATCACGGTTTTTATATACTAGTGCTCCAGCTACACCTGTTGCTATTGCACCAAGTGCTTTTTTAACACCTTCAGGAACACTTCTTCTACCGTACTTAGTGACTTTACCGCAGCCTCCTTTTTTTCTTCTGCGTCTTTTTTTACCATCAGCAGCAACATATTCTTCCATACATGAGTCATCAGTGCTTCCACCAGTCTCATAACTTTTCATAGATCTAATGATCTGTTTTTTATCATGTATCATGACTATCTGTTTTTAATTGTAAAATTCAATAGTGTAAACATGTAGAATTCTCTAGAGATATCTACCTCAATAGTCAATATATCCAATGCAGATATTCTCACTCTGATTGAAAATTTGTCCCACTGTTTGTTTACAGACTTCCAACTATTTCTAATCTTCATACCTGATTATTTAAAAGGTAGATACTTAGTTCCACTTGCTGTCTTAACAGCTTTAAGAATTTGTTTTCTTTGTGGACCATCTGAATTATAAGATACATGTACCCAGTCTGGATTAGCATCTGTTCCAAATTC